TTCTCGAGCACCGACAGGCATAATCCATATAGGATAATGTACACCAGCATCTCTAAACATTGTAACGACTTCATCAAGATCTTGCCACTCTTCTTTTGTCTGTCCTACAACGAATTTCAATTGACCTGTTTTAGATAGATCATAATACTCTCTAACTATCTCAGGTTTAATAGCCTTCTCTCTCTTCTCTCCTGCTACAGTCCATAACTTAGGTGATACAGAAAAGAACGCTTCAGGTCTAAATGAATCACTCTGTATCAGATTCTTATAGTCATCTGATAGCTTCTGAGTTCCATTTGTTTCCCATGTAATAGATGACGGAATATTATCACCTAGGTTATTATATATGTCGATGAAAGCATTCTGAGCATGACGCATCAAAGGCTCACCACCTGTAATACAAAGATGATTATGCTGCTTAGATAAAGGATGCATAAACAATCCGTCAGGGTTATGCTCATTCTTCATAATATTAATCAGCTTCTCAGCTAACTCAGCACCAGTAGCATTACCCATAAGATGCTTAAACTTCTTAGACCAAGTATATGATGAGTCACAGCCTTTATCCCATACAGGTAGATCTTCTACTCTATCAACAGAGTGAGCATCAAAGTCTGCATAAGGTAGTTCATACGTTTCTGGCTTAGTAGGAAACTTCTGACCAAAGCCATCACACTGTAAGTTACAAAGAAAGAATCTAATCCATGCTGTAGGTACACCTGTATAATGTCCTTCACCTTGTATTGAATGAAAGATCTCACTATAGATATATTTCTTATCGCTCATATGTTTTTGCCTTCTCTACATTATATCCATTACCATTAGGAAGCTCAGTCCAGATAATAGTATCACCTGGCTCCCAGTTCATCGTATCTAATAGGTCATCTGGAAACTCAAGGAATAATTCTCCATCGTCATCCTTCTGTACTGTTAGATACTTTTTATTGAGAATAGCTTTAACCATAGTTAAACTCCATAGATAGCGCTGTTAGCTCCATGCTCTGCACACTCTACTGAATGTACCCAACATCTACCATCTGTTTTCTCTTTAATAAGATTATCAGCAAATACAAATGCATGATAAGCAAACTTCTCAGCACCTACACCATCAAAGATTCTAAGGTCAATAAGACCTTTCTTCTCTAGATCAAGAAAGACATCTATATGAGGATCAGCTTTATCAATAGCTGTCTTATGATCGAAGCTATCTTCTAACCATGCTTTGATAGGCTTTAAGCCTCCGAAGTCTACAGCCCAGTTTTTATTATCAAGATGATCACAAGCAAAGGTAAACTTAAACCCTAGACTATAACCATGTAGTAGATGACAATGAGAATGATCTGCATTAGGTTGACGGAACACCGCTGATAGTCCGATGTTATGTCCGTATGTTTTTGTACTATAATAAGGCAATTTGTTTATATCCTTTCAATTTCTTTATTCCTAAAGCCCAGTTCTCAGCAGCATCTTCCACATAACTAATAGAGTTATTAGGAAAGCTCTCTTCAAAGAACATAACATCATTATCGTCTAAATACTTAATAAAGGCAAGCTCTTCTTTGAAATCAAACCAGATTTCTGCCTTTCCTTCTCCGTGATCTGAATAGTATGTTGATAGATGCTTCTGACGACTCATGTGATTACTCCTGAATGAAATTAGATATGTTTGGATATATTTTACTTATGGCTTCAGCTGTTGCTTTAGCTAAGTCCATATGTTCTTTTTGCGTACCATTAGCTGATCGCAATTCGATATAATGTATCCATGATCTAATAGTTCCATTCACATACAAACGAGATACAGTATTACCTTCTGGTAGTACAACTCGTGCTTGTTCTTTAGCAATACCGTTTTCGATTGCCCATTTATAAGCAGTCATAGCAGAATGCCATACGTTACGTTGATGTTGTTCCCACTGAACATGTAGAGAAGTATCATCTGTTATAACGCTGTTTTGTCTATTCTTTTCATCTTGTAGTCTTGCTTTACGGATTACTACAGAGTCATCTAGGTCTCTGATATCAGCATAGCGTTGAGAAAACTCTTGAAATGAAAATGATCTATGTCTTAACAGCTGTCGAGCGATGTCTCTAGTTGTTGTAATTTCAATGCATGCGCTTGCCATTTCAAACGGGCTCCAGTGCTTATGCTTAATAAGGTACTCAAGCAGCTTGGGTGTCGTTTTCGTGTTAGATTGGTTCGATGGATTGGAGACACGGGCGCAATAAGCGACGAGGTCTTGGATGTTTTCAAGTCCCATAATTCCTGGTTCGCCTGAATGTACATGCCGTACGGGTTGACTGTGCGATAAGAGACGGGCATGCATTATCCTTGACCTCGAGACTTTTTATATGATCGACGTTTATGTTTATTCATTGAAGACGTTTTAACATTACCTTTGCCAATACTTGTCTTTTTACTGTTAGTGATACCTTTTTGTGCCATTTAGCTACTCCATTTTAAAATCTTTGAATCGTTCGTTTACTTGAGACTTATCGAATGCTGGTGTATCATCTACAACACCTTCAGTTGGATTATCTGCATCGAATAGTCTCATCTTAGCTCTATCAACGCCTAGTACAAATCGTTTATATCTACCAGGGTCGTTATATCTATTTTTAAGCTGCTTAACCATTATCTGTCCTTGAGCTTCTAACTCTTCAGATGATATAAGAGCAATCATTAAGTCAGCGGTAGCGGGTAGTCCAAAAGACTCGGACGTATCTTCAAGCCCAGGGTCTGAGCTAGTAAAACCCGAACGTGTCGTTTGCGTCGCAGAGAAGACCGGTACGTTGAACTCAACAGCAAGGCCACGTAACTCCTCGGCAATAGCTTTAATATACGTATAAGAATTGATCGATCCTCCCATAGCTTTCATACGAGCAGATGCACAGATATTAAGATAGTCAATAAAGATAATCTCCGGTACAAAGTTACGTTTAAGCTTTAGTTCGTTTAATAGCGCTCTGAAATGACTAGAGTTAGCCGCGCCTGTTGGATATTCTTTTATAATTAACTTACCATTAGTCTTAGAAGCAATATCATCTACCTTACTCTTGAATATAGGCTTAGCAATGTTCTCTAATTGATCTATAGGTATGTTAAGTAGATTAGCATCTATACGTTCAGCGATACGCTCTTCAGCCATCTCCATAGTAATATATAGGACGTTCCTACCTTGGCTTAGTATATTACCAGCCATATGACACATAAAGAGTGACTTACCTACTCCAGTTCCTGCGAGCGCAATATTGAGAGTTTTATTAGGAATACCACCTTTTGTGATTCGGTTAAGGTACTCCAGATCGAAAGGTATTCTTTCTTCTTGCTCATGATAGAAGTCATAACGTTCCTCTACATTCTCGATATAGTCGTGACCGACTGATGAGTCAAACGTTACTGCTAACGCTTTCTGTAACAAATCAGGTAAAGCGTTCTTAGTAAGCTCTTGATGCTTACCGTCAATTATAGAGATACTCTCCATAATCGCATTATGTATAGCTCTATCTTGACACCACTTCTCAGTAGTATCTTCAAGCCAGTCCTTATCTGCTTTATCAGATTTAGTATCGAAGATGTTAGGTAACATCTCCATAGCGGCAGTATACTGATCGTCATTGTAACGACCGCTCTGATCTATCTCAATCTTAAAAGCATCTATAGTAGGTAGCTTGTTGTACTTAGCAACAAACTTACCTACCTCAAGAAACAACTGTCTTGTCACACCTGCAAAGTATTCAGGTTTAATAAAGGGTAGCACCTTACGCATAAACGGTTCATCTATCAATAGATGACGTAGTATAAGCTGCTCTAAATTATTGTTCATTATCTTTCATTCCATTCAAGTTCT